TTGTGCCATTCTTTATTGTGTGTCTTAGGAGGTTTAGGTAATTGCCAAAACCCCAGTTCTCGTTGTGGTATTATTCGTTCTGACCTTCTTTTGGTGGTAAGTAGAAGATGCCACCACCGCTAGTGACATCTACTTTGTCTACCTTACCAAGCCCTGCTCTGTCAAGTAAATCTTTTGCAGCTACCATCTTTTCTTTTATGCCTAGTTCTGTCGGGTCATACAACGCACCAACCATAGCCATAGCAGCTTTAGGAGCAGTACGTGCAAAATATGTACGAGTCTTCTCACCGATCTCATCCTTTAGAGATTCAACAATCGCTGCAGTGTTACTGTTATCACCGTAACCTGCCAATTTCTTAGCTGCGACAACATCACCACCAGCTTCATCAAATAGTACATCTAGAAACCGCTGCTGCTTATCTGTTAAATTTCTTGCCATATATTGCTTCCCTTATCTGTGACCGACCTATACCTAAGTCGTTTAATTCTCTGTCGGTCATCATGTGCATTAATCTGAAGTCTGCACGTTTTTGTTGCCTAATACAATGGTTATCCCATAGACGCTTTAGTAAGTTTTTCATAGCACTATCTCCTTTGTTTGTGTGCGGAGATAGTTATACACAAATATAGGTCAGGTAGTAGTACCTATTATTGCATAACCGTTATGCTACCTTGTTGGATTAAAAAACTCCCTGCCTGATAAGAATACTTCTAAGTTACCACTAGAACCATCAAAGGCTGTTATCTTATCCCCTGCATGTAAATAGATTCTATCTGATGTAATAATATTATATACATCATTACCAGCTATAGTTTTCTCATTTAGTATATGATGATATGTATCGGTGTCTGCATGATACCATTGAATGCTTATATTTTTATTAGAACTAGAACCGTTAGTAATATGAAGAAAGTCTATTTCTGCATCATGATTAGCAGGACACGTATATAGAACATTAGAACTAGCACCCCCTGATGTAGCGGTAACTGTTAGTCCTTTAGTTACTGTATTGTAGTTTCTAGCTACCACTTACTTTTTCTTTTTCATTGGTTTCATTGGAGGGTTAGATGCACCACAAGCTACACCACCGTGACCCATCTTGTTATGCTTTTTAGCCATTCCACCATACATATAGCCCATCTTCTTTGCTACTTCTGGTGCAGCTTTCTTTAATGCTTTCATTCCTTTATTCATAATACCACCTTTGTTCATGTCATGATAACCTGTACCCCCACAATGAGAGCAACCTTTTCCTTTACACTTTGGACACTTCTTCTTCACGTTCTCTTCCTTCCTGATGCTGTTGTAGACCATTTTACTTTCTTAGGTCCAGTCTTTTTTCTAGCTTCTGCTTTACTAATTTTACCTGCTACTGCCTTTGGTCTACAAGCAGGGTAGGGTCTTCCTTTATCTTTTGCACCTGACCTACCACAGGGCTTACCTGTCTTTACGTCTGTCCATTCTTCGCCAAACCATTTACCTAGTCCACCTTTGAAAAAACCTCTACCACTAGGCAGTACGTGATTTGACTTTGTTTTTAGACGAGCCACTATACTTACCTCCACGTGCTTTATATGTTTTTACCAACCAAGCACTTGCATATGCGCTGGGCCATGTCTTAAACTTTTTCTTAGCTTCTGCTTTTACTCTAGCATATAGTTTTTTATTTGTAGGTGTAGCCATTATGTACGCCTTGACTTTGTACCACTACACTTCCATTTAGCACGTGATAGACGTAGTGGGCTGTTTGGATTCTTTGCTGCCTTGGGATGTTTCTTCATCTGCCCAGCACTACGAGCGCAATACGAATCACCTTTACTAGTTCCCGGTCTAATACGCTTACCACCGTCCTTGGCTTTACCAGCCTGACCGTAGCTTATCTTTGTCTTACGTCCTGTCTTGGGATTGGTAACTGTCTTGGCAAACATCTTACCTTTACGTGGTGTAGCCATTACTTTTTCTTCCTTTGCTTAGCAACGCCACCTTTATTCATAAGTATCTTTTTTGATAATGCAGTTTTAGAATACTCTTGTGGCATCTTCATACTACCACCGCCACCACGACCTGTCATTCTTTTTGCAGCCGCTGCTTTTGCTTTTTTCTGAACTGCTGCTCTTTTTTCAGCACCTGTTAAAGCAAACCTACCTATCTTATGCTTCTTTTCAAAAGAATCAAGTTTTTTAACAGCCGCAGTTTGCGCTCGTTCAAATGAGGCTACATCTTTAACTTTTGTTTTACCGCCTTTATTTCTATTTTGCCTTAGATAGTCTGCATAAACTCTTTGCGTTTTTTTAAGATTTTCTTTTAGTTTTTGATGCTCTTTTTGAATATCAGCCATTACTTATTCCTAATCTTCTTATAAAGGGTTTTCAACCAAGCTATCATACGCTTTCCAAATGTCATCAATTTCTGTTTGAATAACATCTAACTTCTCTCCTATGCCATTTGTTATCGTTGTTGCTTTATCTACTTGACTACGTAGGTCCAGTAGTACCTTCTGCTGCTCTAGTATCTGCTGCATGTTTGTGGTTAGTTGTGCTAGTTTAGTATTTAGTCCACGTACATCATTATCTACTACAGCTTGCTCTACTGTTTGTACTCTACTTGTTATTGTTGATTCTAATTCGTTTATCTGTTTATTCAACTGTTGCATTTTTACAACAATGTCATCGTTTAGTTTTGTTTCAGCTTCTTGTAATTCTTTTCGTATTGCTTGACTAGCTGTTGTTAGTTGGTTTGCCGCAAATGTTTTATTCGCTGTTCTCTCTCTTGCAGTGTCAGTCTCTAACTTAGTTAAGCTTTTTTGTATTTCTAAAATTTGCTTTGCGTTTGCGTTGGTCTTATCTAGTGCTTCACCAACGCCACCCTCTACACCGTAAAACCTATTAAGAGTATCGTAGCCCCAATACACACCGCCTGATATAGCAGATAATACTGGGAGTGCTACAGCTACCATCCAACCTTTAATGTTGTAGCCACCTATGCTAAAGCCTACGTCCATCCTCTTTACGTTCCTTCTTTTCTAAGTAACGCCTCTTCTTCATCTTCTGTATTGGTCTTTTCTTTTTAGGTAGCTTCTTTTTCTTAGTTATGGCATTGTTCCGTATTCTTCTACGTATTCACCAGCAGCGTATATCTCTGCTGCAGTCTTCATATCGTCCTCTAGATAGCCTTGCCAACCAGAACCGAACCCATCGTTATCCCAGTTAATTACAAACTCATCTACGCTTTGTGTGTAAGTAATAGCTGTGTAGCTACCAACTACAAAGTTATTCTGTGTTGCGTAACTATCTATACTTGCTGTTAGTTCACTGTTATTAGCTGCAGCCATAAATGCACCAGCTTGTTGGGCGTAGTTCTCTACCTGTGCTACAGCTTGGTTGTACGCATCAACTTCTGCTTGGTCTATGCTGTACTCATCCGTAGCCATCATGCCTTGCAACGCAGTTTGCTCTGGTGATGTATCTGCTGTTGCTGCAGTCTCCATAATACCTGTAGCAGTTAGTATCTCTGCTGAAGCATCAGCTAATACATCTATAGCTTCATCCAAGTCATTCATAGCAGCTTGGTATTCTTGTGTGAACAACTGCTGTGCGTTGGTAGCAGTCTCGTAGTCGTGACCTAGTACAAGATCCTTTGCATCTAAGTAATCATCTAACTCCTGCTGTGTAATAAGTCCATCATCAAATGCATCATCTACAACAACACCGCCCAGCGCAGCATATCCTACTGCACCTACTGTGTGATATCCATTGTCCGTCACCCTGTTCTTTATAGCACCCAGCGTACTAATTAGTTGGTCTATCTTCTCCTGACCTGTCATTGTCAGTGCTGGGTCCGTTACTTCTGCGTTTGCTTGACCTGAACTGGTCACTAAGGCTGCGCTTAGTAGTAGTAACTTCAGTGAATGCTTCATCGTATTCCTCTCCTACCTGTAACAAGGTATCCCAAAACTCTTTGTCTAACTCGTAACCTACAACAAACAATGCAGGGTCTTCTCTGTATTTCTTTATAGCGTTCCTACCCATCAACAACTTACCAGTACGTGCATCGTTTATTGGGCACGGAGTATTAGCTAACATCATACTCCTGAACACTGTGGCATCCTGACACATCACTGAAATGGCTGATACCTGTAATCCTAACCCTCCAACCTGTTGAGGTAAGCCCAGTAATCTAGCATTCTTCCTGCGATTACAATTAGGGTCTTGCTGCATCTCACCTTCAGATAGGCCAATTATATTTAATTGTAAGCCTCTACTCTTAGGGATTAAGCAAGAGTCATTACCTCCCCCACCCATTACTGTTGGAGCTATGCTGGACATTACCGGGTTACTTCCTGGAGATGAACCTGCTCCGTTATAGTTTATAACTTCACTTTGATTGTTTGAATCTACAACTGAGTCTTCGTAGTTATTAGAGAAGTCTCCTTCTATGTCGTTACCGTTGTCTGTATTCGTTGTGGTATTATTAGTTATACCATTATCTAGCGGTACTTGTTCCTGTGCATACAGAGGACTTGCTAATACTACTATCACTACACATAAGTTCAGTAGCTGCTTCTTTATGTCCAATAAGTGCGAGTGTCTTTGCATCTTGGTTTCTCTGACATGCAGTATCTCCCACCCTGCATGACGCTGTATATGTTATTGTTTGACAAGCTGTAACTAACATTAGTACCCATAGTTGTACGCAAGCTTTAGTATATGTCAACACTTTTTTTACCCTATCCCGGGTCTTTTTCTTTCCGGGTCTAATACTTCATGTTTGTCCAGGAAGCCCTCCAGGTACATAGCTCTTTCTACGTGGTCCAGTGTGTACCTTTTTCCTAGCCTAGCTTCCAACGCTTCTCTTACATAGAAGACATCGGACTTAGGTATGTGTACACGTCTGAGTCTTTTACTGTCACCGTCTGCTATAGCATCGTAGAACTCTTCAATGACATCCTCAGAAGAGTACAAGCTTACTTTGTTCTTATACATAGTCTAACCTTAAAAGGTGGTATGTGCAGTATCTACATGTAGGAGGAGGAGACATGGAGGAAGAGTAACACACAGATTACTACACATACCATAGTGTAACACTTATTGTTTGTTACATTATATTGTGTTACGTAACAAGAAGTATACAGAAGGATAGTATAACTGTCAAGTTAAACTTTACCTATGTCCAATTATTTATATAGTTTAACTATTTATTTAGTTATATTATTTATTAAGTTAAAACACTAAAAGTTTAACTGTCCTGCTCCTGCTCCGCAGTTATACTCAAAAAATAGGGTCTGTCAAGTATATATTTGTAATACTGCGACAGTTTGACACACTTATAAAAAACCACTTCTGTGTATTTGTGTATATATACGTACTATACACCCGGCAGTGGCTCTCGCACCCCCCCTCTAAAATAAAAAAATATCTGTAAATCTAAGTGTCTTACCTTGTAAGTTATTGTTTTTGTTAGACTTTATAACTGATATATCCTCAATATACTGTAAAAAGGTGTGTCTTTCTTGCAACATTCTAGAAATGTGATCACAAATCAAGAAGGGATGCATAACTATACCCCTCTTTTGTGATCACAAAATACTATACCCCTCAAAAAGCTAAACTCATTATATATACAAAAAGAAGTTCTTACTTTGTTCTACTCTTAAAAGCTAAGTCTTTGTTTTTATTACACTTTCATCCTGGCTGAAAGAACACAACGAGAACATATGTTTTATCTGCACAAAATCTGCATAAAAGTTTTCAATAAAATCAAACACTTACAAGAAATGTGCAGAAAGTGTGCATTTTTTACTTGCTTTCTATGTTGTGGTATGTCCTTAATAGGTTATCGAAAGCGACAAGTTAGCTTAGAGAGTAGGCCAAAAGCCCTTGATCCTCAGATTAACAGCGTCCTCTCGACGGCTCGGTGAAATGCCCTAGCAAAATACTAAAGACTACTAACTAAACTAAATAAGAAAGACTGAATATAACGAAACAAACTAAATTGATCAGGCCACATATTATAGCCGACCAAATGATGAGATTAAGGAACTCAATAGCTGCCCAATGGAAGTGACGTGGATTAGCAGCAGTAGGATTGATGCAAAGCCCAATCTATAGAACGGTAGAACACATAAGTCCGTCATTAGGAAAAGTGATTGCTTTTTGTGAGGGTCAATCTAGGCTAAATGCGGCCAACCGTATCTTGTCCTTGAGACATGGGCTTGGATTGCCCTTTTGTAAGAGCAATAAAAAAATGTTTGACAGCATTTTAAAAGTATGATCCTTATGTAAGTGAAAGACAAAACAGAAAGGACAAACAAAATGGAAGAAACAAAAAGAGTAGAATTGATCAAGTCAATCATAAGACTTTATTATCAAGCTGAATTAAACTGTAATTTTGTTAGCAATGAATTAGCAAGACAATTAGATAAAGAGCTAGAAAAGTTAATGACAAAGGAAGAACAAGACTTGTTTTTTACTTCAAATGAATTTCAATCAATCCCTTGGGATGTAGTGTAAGGAGGACTTATCAATGTCAAACTACAAACTAATTGGCGTAGGAACAAACGCAAAAACTGTAAAGGGTGACGGTAGCGAATACCTAACCGCAATCCTATATATGACACCCTACAAAGTATGGGTAGAAACTTTGGGCAGATACTCAAACTCATGCCCAATGGCTGAACAAGCTGGATGCATTGATGCCTGTCTAAATACGGCTGGAAGGGGAAAGTTTAGCAATGTCCAAACGGCAAGAGAAAGAAAAGCACAATGGTTCTATAATGATAGAGATAGCTTTATGGATCAGCTTATAATAGATATTTCAAAGTTTGTTAATTACTGTAACAAGCGTGGAATACAACCTTGCGTTAGATTAAATGGTACAACCGACATTCAATGGGAATTAATCAAAACGGAAAGCACCTATGGCAAAAACATTTTTGAATGGTTCCCTGAAGTGCAATTCTATGACTACACTAAAATTGCTAATCGCAGAAAAGCCAAAGACATACCAAACTATCACTTAACATGGTCATACTCAAACGCTGACCCAAGATATGCGGCAATGCTAGACACTGCCATTGAGAACGGTATGAACGCAGCAGTAGTGTTTAGATCAAACTTTATCGAGGTCAAACCTAAGTGTTGGCACACATGGAAAGGATTGCCTGTCATTGATGGTGACAAAGACGACTTGAGGTTTCTTGATCCAAAGGGTGGTCACATTGTCGCACTCTATGCAAAGGGTGAAGCTAAGAAGGATCAAACAGGTTTTGTACAGGAGGTGTAAATGTCAGAACCAAAGCTAATAGAACTAGCAGCAGAAATTGCTGACTATTGTGTAACTAATGAATATCCATTACAAGACACAACATATGAGGCAGAAAATGGTGACATCAGATACACTGAGGATTGCCAAGAAACATTTAACGAGAGATATGTATATATCTTAGATTTATTGGAGGAAACTTTTGATGGTAAAGTTTTACGGATACAAGAACAACAACATGGAGGAAAACATGACAGATCGTAAATACGTAATTAGTCTATACGACTACACAGGGGAAGCACTCAAGCCGTGGGCAGAAGCAGGATACCATTGCTTTGCCTATGACATACAACATGATGAACCATTTGACAGGTGTACCAATGTTGAAAGCTTTGACAGTGGAGGTAGCATATCATACGTTCATGCTGACTTGCACAACATCGGAACGCTAGACAAAATCTATGACAGTCTGTCAGGCATGGAGGTAATATTTGCTATGGCATTTCCTGTCTGTACTGACATGGCTGTATCAGGTGCGGCACATTTTAAACGCAAGGCAGAACGTGATCCCTTGTTCCAACGCAAGGCTGCTAATTATGCGATATGGTGTGCTGAATTATTCCAAGCGTTGGACTGCCCATACTTCATAGAAAATCCTGTCAGTGTACTGTCTACTCTATGGCGCAAGCCTGACTATAGCTTCCATCCATACGAGTATGGTGGATACATTGACCCCGAACAAGCGGAGCACCCCAAGTGGCCTGAATACATAGCACCAATGGATGCTTACCCTAAGAAGACTTGCCTATGGACAGGCGGTAACTTCACTATGCCTGTCAAGTCACCAGTAGAACCAGAGACAGGGCATAGTAGGCAACACCTCAAGCTAGGTGGTAAGTCTATGAAAACCAAGAACATACGTAGTGCAACGCCTAGAGGCTTTGCTCAAGCTGTGTACAATGCTAACAATGCAACGATGCAGAATTTGGTGCGACAATCTGTCCACTATTCAGAGCCGCAACATTGCGGTAATACTTAACCACACAAACAGAGAAGGAGATAAACATGTTTGTAATATTCGCAACTAAACCACTTAACGATGGAACAAAAGGTTTCCGTTTCAACTTCCTTGGCAACAAGGGTATCTATCGTAAGCGTAAAGCTACTAACCGATACGGTAAGTCAACAGGTGATGTCATGACTGGCTATCACTTTGGCAAGCGGTCTGTATACTTTCAACAGACTACACCAAGACGTAAGCTTTACCACTTTGCAGGATGAAAGGACTGCTAATCTTATGGCTGGGTGGGATTATAATGTTTCTCACCCTAGCCCAACTCATACAATATTTGCATTAGGAGGTGCAACATGACTGAATTTAATAGATCACAACTAAACTTATTACGTAAGCAACTACAAGAAACTATTGATGGTGCTAACCTATCTGACATAACTATTGATGTAGGCAACTGCTCATACACTGGCGGTGAGGCTACGTTCAAAGTCAAATGCGTACTGAAGGGTGCTAAGACTAGGGAACAGATAGACTTAGAATACTATGCTGATATGCATGGCATTGATACAACTGCCATTGCCAAGCTACAAGGTGAGGACATGAGTATCATTGGCTACAAGTCTAGGGCTAGGAAGAAGCCTTGGATACTGCAACGACTACGTGATGGTGCTGAGTTCGTATGCTCAGATCACACAGCTAAACAGTTCTTTAAGAAAAGGGAAGAGATACATGAAGACCTGTAGTCAATGTAATCAAAGTAAATCTTTTTCTGAGTTTGCTAAAAGAAAATTATCAAAGGATGGACTACAAGTAAGGTGCAAAGATTGTAATAATCTTAACAATAAAAAATGGTACATTGATAATAAGGAACAGCATAACAATACTAGTGCTAAAAACTACAATAAAAATAAAGAAAGGTATAATAAAAGAAGTAAACAATGGTATCTAAATAATACAGAAAGACATAAAGAACTTATGTTTAACCACAGAGAAAGTAATTGCTACTCTTCATATCACGCAAAACGTAGAGCATTAATGAAAGAAGCCATACCTGACTTTGTAATTGGCTGTGATATAGAAGCCAAACGTATCAAAGATATTTATGAGTTAAGTAGTAGACTAACAAAGGCTACAGGTATTCAACACCATGTAGACCATATGATACCAATATCTAAAGGTGGATGGCATTGGTCAGCTAACCTACAAATAATAACAGCACATGAAAATGTGACTAAACATGCAAAGATAAACACCGATGTAAAGCATACAATAGAGGAGATGTATAACAATGCAACATAAGGTAACTAAGAACAAAGAGCTTGGCTTCACTGATGAACAGTGGGGTCAACTCATAGACGGCAATGGATTGCTTATCATGTGGTTCATTGAGTGGAACAACAAAGAGTGGCACGATATACCTGATATAAAAATCCAGGATTTCTTTGCCCAAAAATATAATCAATCAGCAGGGTGTGACCCTTGGCCTATGAAAGGTAAGGTATCACTTGATGGTAAGTATGTATCGGAGTACTCAGATGACGATGACCTTGAGCCATACTTCATGATTGATACACCTGATGGCGTTGGGTACATCTATCCATACGCATTCGTAGCACTACCTAAGAAGGGCGGTGGACATACAGTAGTGAGGATGGACTAATGGAGATACAAGATGAACTACCGCTTGACCATGAGCCTAGCCAAGATCATTGGGCATGTAGACTTGCTGATGATGACGTAGCTACAGGCTACCATACAAACTGGGATGCCGCATACGAGAGTGCTTGGATGTTTTTAGATGCTGAATATAACTATGAACTAGGAGGATGATATGTTACCAGATGAAATGGAAGCAGAGAAAAACAGGAAGATGATACTCGCACAGGCTGACGAGATAGAAATACTCAAGCGCAATGTGCGAGAGTTACAAGAACAATATCAATCTGCGCTGATACACAATAAGAACTTGACACAGAGTTTGTCCAACGCTTACGATGACTTATCTAATCTAATAAAGGAGGATTTAGAATGCAGATAAATGAACAGACTAAACAAATAATACGAGAGATCGTAGTAGAACTATTCAAAGAAGTAGCATCCAAGCAAACGTTTGGAGTAAGCGATGATGTACTGATGTTAGATGAACACCTACATGATTGGACAGGTAGGAAGATCGACAAGTACAAAGTAAATGTATATGGTGCAACACTAGAGGAGAGATACTAATGCAACCACAAGAACTACACGCACATGCTAGGTGTAAGTATGAGCCGACACGTGTGCAGAAACAATTAGAGTGCCGACTATTTGGTAAGACATTCCGTAGTGTGGCAGCAGCAGCAAGGTACTATGACCTGTCACTGTCTACTGTATACCAGTGGCATCATGAGCATAAACATAGAGAAACATTCCCTAAGACTGCACGATGGGATAAATGGAGGAATGACAATGAAGTGGTTAATACTCATAGCACTAGCGCAAGGTAATCCTTTTACCATAGATCACAAACCATTTGACACAGAGGATGATTGTGTAGCATGGGTTAGTGACTTGAACAATGCACAAGAGTTAGCAATAGAAGTGATTGCTGAAGTAGGTTTTAACAATCCAGTGACAGGAGTATACTGTATCACTGATCAAGAGAGGAAGAGATATGAAACTATACAAAAACTCTAATGGAGTATGGGCAGGAACACAAGCTGACGCACGTAAGTATTGCGGCAAGGACTATCAGACTGTCGATGTACCAACTGACAAGCCTAATCTTTTGGGGTTTCTCAATCTCAATCAGGTAGGTAGCCTAGCCAGTAGCCCTACGTTGGAAGAGGTAAGAACTGGTGAGCCTGACCATGAAGCTATGTCTTGGTTCAGGTGGGCGTATGATTGTATGCTGAGAGGGCAGTACAAAGATGCAGAAGCAATGTTATATAAGGGATTAAAAGATGATAGAACTACTACTAGCGATGGTTGAAGAACAGAATCCTATTCACAAGTATTGCATGTCCAAGCATGACCACTGGACAGGTAGGGCTGCGTGTGTACAAGAGTTACGCCATGCCCAACGCAAGCTTGAGGTAGAGAGACTAAGACAATTCTTAAAGGACAACCCACATTACAAGTATCCAGGAATGGCTTTGCCGAATGGAAAAATAAAACCACTTGACGTATGCTGGGGATCTGCTAAAACTTATGGCACAAACAAAGAGAGGAGATGCTAATGTCTTATGAAGTATGGTTTGGACAGAATGGTAAGTGGTTTGGTTACCACTCATTCAAATATAAAATGGATGCCCAACGCTATGAAGAGCGTTATCAAACGGTATTCCCTAACTTAACTGTAGAGATAAGGGAGAGAGAACATGGTAGTTATAGCTAAAGTACAGCCACTATCTCAGGTCATCATGCAAACAAAACGTAGACGTGATGACTACGAATGGGATGGTGACTTTGAGAAAGCACAACTAGAAGATGAGTATTTAAAATTATTACAAGCTGATGAAGAAAGAGGTGAGACATGGTATCCCAACTTTTAGCAAACTTATTCCCTATACTTTTAATGGTAGGTTACCTGTGGCTATGGATTCATTTGGTGATTGCACATGTTAAAGGAAAGTAATTATGAACAAGATCCGAATGAGACTTTCGATGATGTTACACATTGGTTGGGTTACCTATCTCGTAAGGATACTGATAGCACTGAGTGTACTACTGAACGTAGTTCTTGGTGGAAGATTAAATCAAACTTTCTCAGCTAGGAACTGGGAATGGAAACGAAACAATAAAACTAATCTAGTGCGACCAATAGACGCATTGCTTGGAGAAGGGCATTGTAGTAGAGCATGGTCATACTGGAAGGTAAGGAGGAAATGGTAATGAAGAATATCCCGAAGCAAAGTGCCACGTTAGAAGAGGTGGTTGACTTTTATCGTAACTCAGATGCTTATCGTAGGTTGTCCTCCTCCTCACAAAAAGACTACGATAATCACTTGAGTGCTACCTTGATTACTGAGGTAGAGGGCAAACCGCTTCGGGGTTACCGCTGTAAGAACTTGAAGGTTCGACACATCACACAAGCATATGATCAATGGCTACAGATTGGTACTAGAACTGCCAACTATAGACGCAGTGTCCTTTCTGCTGCGTGGAAACATGCCATGCGTTATGATGTGATGATTCACAATCCAATCTCTTTGGTGCAAACGGTTGCAGAAAAACCAAGGAAAGTACATTGGACACGTGAACAAGTGTCAATCTTTCTTGACACAGCTTACAGCGACTTTCGCTGGCGCAGCATTGGACTGATAGTTCATATGGCATACGATTGGGGTCAACGTGTGGGAGATATTCGGCTTCTTACATGGGATAGTTTAGACTTAAACCAATGTCGTATGGATATGACTCAGAGTAAACGTAATGCAGAGGTACACCTCCCAATCTCTGCTGATCTCTGTCAGATGCTGCGTCAGCAGAAGGAAGACTTTGGGTTTCAACAGTACGTAACACCAAGAGTTAAGCCAAGAGCAGGAGCATACACACCTTATGACAAGGAAGAAGTTTCCTTATATATCAATGACATCCTGGATGAAGCTAATCTTCCTAAAGAACTAACAGCTATGGATCTACGTAGAACAGCAGTCACAGAAATGATGGAGGGTGGCGTTGACTTAGCAGGTATCATGCAAGTAACAGGGCATCAGAATGCAGCATCAGTCAAGCCATACATGGTCAACACATTTAGTGGTGCAAGCAAAGCACTAGCAGCGAGAGGAGTAAAGGATGAAGATGCGTGAGTTTGTCAACGATCTAGATCTTAAAGATGATCAGAGATACAGAGGTGACTGTCCTCAATGCAGGGGCAAGAATACTTTTACTGCTGCTAAGATACTTGGTGAGATAAGGTACAACTGCTTCAAGCTAGGCTGTACTGTTGGTGGTATCTATGACACAGACATGACTGCAACAGAGATATATCACCGTATGAAAGAACAACAAATTGCACGTGCATACACAAACATAAAGAAGGAGAAGGAGACTATGGAAATACCACCTTATGTCGTGTCACCAAAGGCACAACACACCAAGCACCAACGCTTTGTAAGGCGATGGGGTATAGCTATTGGTGATACCATGTATGACGTGAAGGATGAACGTGTAGTCTTTCCTATCAAGCATGAAGGTAGAATAGTAGATGCTGTGGGTAGAGCAGTAGGTAAGAAGCAGCAACCCAAGTGGTATCGCTACACAGGCGAGGCTGATTACTATATGCATGGTAGTGGTGACATCTTACTTATTGTTGAGGATGTAGTATCAGCTATCATAGCTACACAAGAACTGCCCTACATCACAGCTATGGCTATCTTAGGCACTAGCTTGAGTCCTAAACACATGGAGAAAATCCAGGAATACAATAAAGTTATCATAGCCTTAGATCCTGATGCTATTGGTAAGACAGTGGAGTATCGCAGAGAGATAGAGTTGTGGACAGGTAACAAGACCACCGCTATGAATTTAATAGATGACATAAAGTATAGGATGGAAGAAGACTTAGATAAACTAAAGGAGTTGTGTAATGAAACTAGCAGTAACTATTGACGTAGATGGAGATATAATGTATGTACCTGAAGGTAGCGTGTTTCCAAACTTCCCAAAGCCTAAGTTGTTTGACAACATGGAGGACGCAGAAGAGGAACGTGCTAAGTGGAACACAGGTGTGATCGTAAACTATGAGACAGGTAGATCTGTAGAACAGATAAGATCATTTACTGATGCAGAGAGAGCGAGAGCAAGAGTACGAGAGGAGATGAATAAAGATGATGGAACTAGCACTGGTAAAGACTCTACTCAATAGAGAGTTCTTTGATAATCATAAGGGCATACGTTGTCCTGATAAAATATTTAGTAAGGATGTGCGTAAAATAAAGCAAGCATTGGATACAGCTATGGAAGCCTACGATGGTGACCTAACTGTGTCTGACTTGCAAGCAGTGTTCAACCGAATCAATGCAAGCATGACCACCGCAACACGTACAGCATATGAAGATCTATTCAAGCGTATTGAAATAGCTGAACCTATCAAAGGTGAGATAGCAGAAGACACATTGTCTCAGTTATTTCAACAGCACGTGGGTGACCTTGTAGCTAACTTGGGCTTTGACTTTGTGAATGGTGCAGAGAATAGCCTTGAACCTTTACGTAAACTATTAGAGGAATATAAAGATGACTTTACTCCAAATCTTCGTGTCGAGTGGGATGATCACAGTCTTGATACTGTACTTGATGCAACGGCACTTGATTCGAAATGGTCATTCAATATATCCAGTCTGGCTCGTAGGGTGGAGGGTATCAGTGGCGGTCATCTTATTCTGGTTGGTGCTCGTCCTAATACTGGAAAGACTAGCTTTCACGCCTCACTTGTAGCAGCAGAGGGTGGCTTTGCACATCAAGGTGCTAAGTGTATTGTACTATGTAATGAAGAAGCATACACACGTGTGGCTGCACGATACATCAGTGCTTCATCTAACATGACGATGACTGAGGTACGTACTAACAAAGCCCTTGCATCCAAGCGATACCATCCTGTGTCAGAACGTATACAGTTCAAGGATAGTACAGGCAAAGGCATGGATTGGGTAGAGTCAGTCGTTAAGTTTGAGAAGCCTGACATAGTAATACTAGACATGGGTGACAAGTTTGCTGACATCAAGTCAGAACGCTCAGACATTACACTCAAGGCAGCAGCTATTCATGCACGTAACATAGCCAAGCAGTATGACTGTGCTGTGATATGGATGTCTCAACTATCAGCAGAAGCAGAGGGCAGGGCTGACCTGAACCAAGCTATGATGGAAGGTAGTAAGACAGGCAAGGCAGCAGAGGCTGACCTCATGGTACTCATTGGTAAGACACAACAAGCAGAAGGAGAAGAGGAAGACCCAGTAAGATACTTGAACATAGCTAAGAACAAACTGAATGGCTACCAAGGTAAGATTACTTGTATGCTTGACGGTTCTAGATCGGTGTACTCAGCATGAGGCTAGTACTAGACGTAGAAAATACTATCACCAAACGTGATGACAAAGTACACGGTGATCCCTTTGAGCCTAGCAATCATTTGGTACAAGTGGGTATGCTAGATGTTGATGATCCTAAAGCTACACTTACAATCAAGACACTGGATCATAACGAGTCTAAAGATGACACAGGTTTCAACAGACTAGATATACAGTGGACACTAGACAATACCAAGCTGCTAATTATGCACAACGCACAGCACGACTTAATGTGGTTATGGCAGTGTGGCTTCAGGTATGATGGTGATATCTATGACACCATGCTTGCTGAGTATATACTAGATCGTGGTCAGAGAAACGGACTAAGCTTACAGGCTTGTGCTGAACGTAGACAACTAGAGGTACAAAAAGATGATACACTCAAGAAATACTTTAAGGAAGGTAAGAACACAAACGAGATACCGTTGGCTGAACTCTGTCATTATCTTGAGCATGACTTGCTTACTACTTGCGAGTTGTTCCATGCCCAAGAAGCAGACTTCGCCAAGCCTGAAGCAAGTTCCCTTAGTACAATCAAAAGAGTTACCTTCAACACCTGCAAAACCCTTACCGAAATCTATATGGCAGGATTCAAAGTTGATCTTCAAGAGTTGGAGCGAGTAGCAAAGGAGTATGAAAATGAGAAAGCGGAGATTGAAACGAGACTACAAAAGAAAGTCAGGGAAGTTATGGGCGATACTCCGATCAACTTACGCTCTCCTGAACAGAAGTCGCAGGTCTTATTCAGCAGAAGAGTACATGACAAAAAAGAATGGGCTGATCTCTTCGAGTTCACACAGACACAGCAAGAGTTTAAGGATGCCGTTGCAGCCAACTCCTCACCGATCTACAGGACACAGGCATACACCTGCCCTAGTTGCGAAGGGCAAGGTAAAGTATACCGACTTAAAAAAGATGGAACAAAGTTTGCTAGACCGAATAAATGCAAGGATTGTAATGCACAAGGATACAAACTAAAGGACAGTCAACAGATAGCAGGGCTACGCTTTACTGCACCAAGCAAGAAGTGGGTCAGTGCTAATGGATTTAACACAGGAAAGGATGAACTAGATGTATTATCTGCGACTGCTAGGAACAATAGAATGGACGAGGCTCTTAATTTCCTTTCTGATCTTAAACGTCATAATGCTATCAGCAGTTATCTATCTGCTTTTGTCAACGGAATACGGACGTACACTAAGGCAAACGGATTCCTGCACGTTGGACTTACGCAGCATATTACAGCCACTGGACGTTTTAGTGGAAGAAATCCCAACATGCAAAACATGCCAAGAGGAGGAACATTCCCAGTAAAGAAAGTATTTGTATCAAGGTTTAACAATGGATTAATAATGGAGGCTGACTTTGCACAACTCGAATTTAGGACGGCAGCGTTCTTGGCACAGGACGAAACGGCAATGGAAGAAATCTCAACTGGTTTCGATGTACATGCTTACACAGCAAAAGTTATCACTGATGCAGGGCAACCAACAACACGTCAAGAAGCTAAAGAACACACGTTTGCACCGCTCTTTGGAGCAAGCGGCTATGGACGCTCGAAAGCTGAAGCAACCTACTACACACACTTCAACGAGAAGTATAGAGGCATAGCTAACTGGCACAGGAACTTAGCTGACGAGGCACTACGCTTCATGAAGATAACAAATATATCAGGCAGACAGTATGCTTTTCCTGATGTGACAAGGCGTCACAGTGGTGTGCCAACGCACTTCACTATGATTAAGAACTATCCAGTACAAGGCTTTGCTACAGGTGATGTAGTGCCAGTGGTACTGAATGAGATGCATGAACGTTTACGACATATGAAGTCGTGTTTAGTTAATACTGTTCATGATTCTATGGTGGTTGACGTACATCCTGATGAGAAAGATCTAGTATTGTCAATGGTGTGGACACTCAACCAGGATTTAAACAAAATAATAGAGGAGACATACGGAATAGATATGAATGTACCCATGCTTTTAGAAGCAAAAATAGGAGAGAATTGGCTTGACACGGTTGATATATAGTGTATAACTAAGATCTCTTTGACTCTATAAAAAAGGATATAGAATGAGTAATGAATTAGCAATAGCAAATGAACGTGGTCAATCAATGGCTGAACTTATGGGTGTATCTTCTGCGCCTAGTACTGAGTACACGCCAAGTATATCACGTTTGGGAATGCTTCACCAGCCTATCATGGGTGAGGTAGATCTCAATGGCAAGATGATAAAGACAGAGGTAGTACCTGTAGGTGCATTCACCTTGAAGACAGGTGATGATATCGTCTACAGTGTAGGTGCAACTGTCCGTGTCTTTGCCCAACGCAATCAGTGGCAACGTTGGAATAGTGATACTGAAGAGATGGAAAAGTCTGTGATGTCTAACACTCTCAACGGTGACTTGAAGGATAGCATTGGTGGGTTCAACTTAGGTAGACCTACTGGTTATATAGAAGACTTCAATGCGTTGGACGATGCTGTGAAGCAAGTGATACGTTCAGTTAAGCGTGTTGTAGTATACTATGGCACAGTCAGTCTTGATAGTCCTATGAATGAGAAGGGTGAGCCTGTGACTGCAGTTGAGTCCGTACCATTTGTATTAGATGTTAAGAACCGTGACAGCTTGAAGAGTATCAACGGTGTAATGAGTTCTTTGAAGAAGAAGAACATGTTACCTATTATGTCCACCATAAAGCTAGAAGGTGTGGAAGATAGCATACCTACTGGTGCTAAGTTTGGTAAGATCAGTGCCTCCTTGGGCGATGCTGTTGAGTTAATCTCTTCAGACAATGATATGCTCAAGGACTTCTTGGAACTTATTGAGTACAGTAATGGTAAGATTTTAGATCTACACCATGAACGTGCTAAAGGTCACAAGGATGAAGATGAATCTTTGGTACAAGAGATACTGAACAATGACTTTGTAGAGGTGGATGAATAATGAACCACCCTGCTGAACTACAAGTCTTTAGCTTTTTGCAGAAGGCTATGTCTGGTGAAGCTACTATGACAGAGGAGGTAGCCAATCAGGTTGCCTCCGATGTTAAGTCTGCTTTAGACAAACAGTTTAATTCACCACCACGTGATGAGTTCAAGCTACGTATGTCTAACATAGGCAGACCTACATGCCAGTTGTGGTTTGAGAAGAATGACCCTGAAGATAAGATACCATTACCTCCACACTTTCTGATGAACATGATACTAGGTGATCTAGTTGAGGCTGTGTTCAAAGGATTACTACGTGCAGCAGGTGCTGAGTTCAAAGACAATGATACTGTCACACTCAAGCTGCCTGATGGACAGGAGATACATGGCGAGTACGACATGGAAATGGATGGCAAGATAGATGACGTTAAGTCTGCATCACCTTGGTCATACCAGAATAAGTTTGACTCATTCGAATCTTTACAGAAGGGTGATGGCTTCGGTTACATCCCACAATTAGTTGGTTACTCTAAGGCCGCAGGAAAAGAAGTTGGCGGTTGGTGGGTGGTCAACAAAGGCAACGGTGAGTTTAAGTATGTCAGTGCTTCGGACGTTGACTCTGAGAAGGTATTACAAGACATCCAAGATACGGTAAATTACATAGAGAAAGATGAGCCGTTCAAGAGATGCTTTGAACCTGTACCAGAGACATACTATAAGAAACAATCTGGTAACTTAGTACTTAATAGTGCATGTAAATTTTGTAGCTATAAACACAAGTGTTGGGAAACACTACAAACACTACCCTCAAGGGTATCTAAATCAAGCAACCCACCTGAAGTAGATTATATATTTATAGGAGATAGCAATGGCTAAAATTACAATTAAACTAGAAGATGACAAAGAACGAGTACTGCAAACAGATGACTTCAACGAAGAACAAAATGGTATCTTTGCTGAAGCAAGTGCTGCAGAACGAGAGTTGAATCGTTACAAATATTTGGTAGCTATCTTCAATGATCGTCGAGACTTCTTACTTGGTAAGCTACTAGCATCTGTAGACAAGGAAGATGATGGTACAAAGGAGACATAACAAAAAGTTATATCGTAGTGGCCTCGAACAAGAGGCTGCTGCTTTCCTCAAGACTAGACAAAAGACAGTAGAGTATGAGAAGTTAAAGATAGAGTGGGAAGACTTACGCTATCGTACATACACACCAGACTTTGAACTAGACAATGGTATCATCATAGAAACAAAAGGAATATTTAGTCCTGCAGATAGGCGCAAACATTTAGAAATACAAAGACAACATCCAAAGTTAGATATAAGGTTTGTATTTAGTAATGCTAAAGCTAGGTTATATAAGGGAGCCAAGTCAAGGTACTGTGATTGGTGTGAACAAAAAGGTTTCAAGTGGGCGCATCGTGTTATACCTGAAGGTTGGTTATTAGAAAAAGGCAAGCGCATGAAAGAGCAGCGTGTCGTAGTTAAAAGGAGATCTTAATGGGTCATGAAATAGAAGACGGTGAAGTTGCTATTGTTATAAAACCAGAACTAGACGAGAATGGTGAATGGGATGGGGCATTAAAGACAGGACTAGTGTTTGGTGGTCATCAACATCCTATGGCTATGAGAGCAGCTATGGATCTAGCCATGACTATGGCAGCTACAACGAATGTATTAGATGACTATCCAGAACTATATGATTACTTTGACGATGCTAGAGTAGAATTAGTAAAGCAAATGTTTCCTAAAGCTTATGCTGAAACAGAACTTGAGATAGAAAAAGATATGGATTATACCACAGAGGGTAATGTAATTAAATTAACTAAGTGGACAAAAACATTGGGTGAAGCATGAGCAAAAAAGAAGAAGAAGAATTTACCATAGAAGATGTCTTCAAAGATTTTTCAGATGAAAAGTTAAATGAAATGTTTAAAGAAGATTTGGTAAACAAACCACTTCACTATAATGTAGGTGGCGTAGAATGTATTGATGCTATCATGGCTGCTACTAATCAAAACAAAGAAGGATATCTACAGGGTAATGTAATGAAATATATATGGCGGTACAACTACAAGGGTGGCCTACAAGATTTACAAAAGGCAGAGTGGTATCTAAAAAAACTTATTGAGGTATATAAAGAGAAACACAAATGAGTAATAAAAAATTTAGTGTGATGTACCTCATTGAAGTAGATGAAGACAATAACATATTATCATCTCACGAAGATGGACACGAAGAAGATGTGCATGATTTGATATCTAATCTTATGCACGATGTAGATGATGTAAAGATACATAACTTAATTGTTAAGGAGAGACAATGATAACACAAGAAGACATAGATCACTTTGCAGATATGCAGTCACCTATTATAGATATGAGTTACTATCAACAGGAGGCAGTGAAGACTGCTATCTACACTGACCCTATCATATACCCTGCGTTGGGCTTGGGTAATGAAGCAGGTGAAGTACAAGGTAAGATAAAGAAGATGCTGCGTGATGATACGTTTGACAAGGATGCTATAGCTGCAGAGATTGGTGATGTGCTGTGGTACATTGCCGCATTGTGTCGTGACTTAGAAATTGATATGGCTGAAGTAGCTGTAAAGAATTTGGCTAAGTTAAAGAGTAGACAAGAACGTGGTACGTTACAGGGAAGTGGAGATACTAGGTGACAGACATATACATGGCTATGATTATATTGTTCTGTGTTATAGCAGGAGCAGTGTGGGTATTTACTAGGGATTATGGAGGAAAAGATGAGTAACTTATTACCAACAGACTATCAGAGTTTTATACACCAATCACGGTACGCAAAGTACATTGACGGTAAAGGCCGTGAGTCATGGGCTGAGACAGTAGGACGCTACGTTGATAACGTAGTACGTCCAAAGCTAGGCAACGACTCATGGGTAAATCAAATAGAGCAAGCCATACTTGGACTAGAAGTAATGCCAAGCATGAGAGCCATGATGACTAGTGGTGCTGCGTTGGATAGAGATAACACAGCAGGATACAACTGTAGCTACCTACCAGTGGATGACCCTAAGTCTTTCGATGAAGCTATGTTTATCTTACTCTGTGGTACAGGTGTAGGCTTTAGTGTGGAACGCCAGTTCATACAGCAGCTACCTGAAGTACCTGAGTTATTTGATAGTGAGACAACCATTGTTGTTAAGGATAGCAAAGAGGGTTGGGCTAAAGCATACAGACAGCTATTAGCATTACTGTGGGCAGGTGAAATACCTAAGTGGGATGTATCTAAGGTAAGACCTGCAGGTGCTAGACTAAAAACTTTTGGGGGTAGAGCCAGTGGTCCTGGTCCTCTTGTCGAGTTGTTTAACTTCACAGTTACAACCTTCAAGTTGGCACAAGGACGTAAGCTATCTTCTATGGAATGCCACGACTTAATGTGTTTCATAGGTCAGATAGTTGTAGTAGGTGGTGTCAGACGTAGTGCTATGATCTCTTTGTCTAACCTTAGTGATGACCGTATGCGTCATGCTAAGTCAGGGCAGTGGTGGGAAACAGCAGCACACAGAGCGTTAGCTAACAACAGTGTATCTTACACAGAGAAGCCTGACATTGAAACATTCATGCGAGAATGGACTGCTCTAGTGGAGAGTAAGTCTGGTGAGAGAGGTATATTTAATCGTGAAGCATCCAAGAAACAAGCTGAGAAATATGGTAGGCGTGATCCCAACCATGAGTTTGGAACTAATCCTTGCAGTGAGATCATACTTAGGCCGTATCAGTTCTGCAATCTTACTGAGGTTGTCGTTAGGGCAACTGACACACTGGATACGCTCAAGCGTAAAGTCAAGTTGGCTACGATTCTTGGCACTATTCAATCTTCCTTCACCCGATTTCCATATCTACGGAAAGTCTGGCAAAGAAACACAGAAGAAGAAAGACTCTTAGGTGTATCATTAACAGGTATCATGGACAATCCATTGATGACTGCAGTCAACGCTAACTTGGAGAAAACATTAAATGAACTACGAACTATCGCAGTGGATACTAATGCTGAATATGCTGAGTTGCTTGGCATACCTCAGTCTGCTGCTATTACCTGTGTCAAACCTTCGGGTACTGTCTCGCAGTTGGTTGACAGTGCCAGTGGTATACATGCTCGTCACTCTCCATATTACATCCGTACTGTACGAGGTGATAATAAAGATCCCCTCACACAGTTTATGATAGATCAGAAAGTTCCTAACGAGCCTTGTGTATTCAAGGGTGATACTACAACTGTGTTCAGCTTCCCTGTCAAATCACCAGACGATGCTGTAACACGTAACGATATGACTGCTATTGAGCAGCTAGAGACATGGCTCATGTACCAACGCCATTGGTGTGAACATAAACCTAGTGTAACAATATCAGTGCGTGATGACGAGTGGCTAGAGGTGGGGGCATTCGTTTACAAACACTTTGATGAAATGTCAGGTGTGTCATTTTTACCACACTCAGATCATACCTATCAGCAAGCACCTTATCAAGACTGTGGTAAGCATGACTATGAAATGTTACTGTCATGTATGCCAGAAAAGATTGACTGGAGTAAGCTTTCAGAGTATGAACAAGAAGATAACACTAAGTCCAGTCAGACATTTGCCTGTTCTGGTGACGTGTGTGAAGTAGTCGATATAACATAGGAGTAAGTAATGGGTTTTTGGGTTTTAATAGCACTGTTTATATTTGATGGGAAGCCAATGGTTATGAGTGACAACATCTTATATCCCAGTGTAGAGTCGTGCCACGAAGCAGCACAAGCACGTAGAGATACATTAGATGCTACCAAACCTGACTATGATTTTAAAGCAGATTATTGGGTATGGTGTACACAAATGCCAAAGGAGTTGTAATGGCAGATAAAAATTGCATGACATGCGATGTTAAACTAATACCAAAAGTAAACTGGACATGTGGTAATATAAGAAAAAAATTTTATATTTGTTGTGACTGTAGAAATAAACGTGAAGGCCCTCATAACAAAGGACGAATGTTTGTAAATGGTAAGTACATATCAAAGTCACATCCACTATACAAACCTGGACGCTACAAAACTTTTAGTGATGCAGCCTTTGATGGTACATATAAGTTAGACTCTATTAAGGAAGGATACGTGTATGCTATTACTAATCCTGCTTGGCCTGAGTGGGTTAAGATAGGAATGGCAATAGATGCTGACGATAGATGTAATGGCTATCAGACTAGTAGTCCTTTTAGAGACTACAAAGTAGAACACGTAGTTGTGACAAACAACAGACGTGCTGCTGAAGCAGAGGCACACAAAGCAGCAGGTAAGATTGCACAAGAGAGGAGAGGTGAATGGTTTAAGTTAAGTATTGAACAAGCCAAAACTATACTTGATAAATGCTCTGTTGTTGAAGATACTAAAAGTAAAGTAGCATAAAATAAAAAAGGCCGCTAAATGCGGCCTCTTCTTTTATATCTTAGATGCTGTATTATATATGTCTCTCAGATAATCCATATAGTTTAACAGGATACTCAGTTCCCTGAAGTCCATGTCTTCTATACTACCGTCTATATTAAACTGTTCTTTAGCCATCCTCATTGCTTCCCTTTGTAGCTCTTTGGGCTTGCCTGATACTTTAGCTGCTAAACTTAGACGTGATTCCTCTTCCCCCATATAACCTTCTTGCATACGCTTTCTTACAGCTTTCTTTACGTTACTGACTTTCTTTTTCAGTAGTTGTCTTCTGTCTGTATCACTACCTTCTCTATAAGCTTTAGTGTTTGTCAACCTTGCTATTTCTTTTTCTAAGATAGGGGCTACAAACCCATTAAAGATTTTATCGTAGGCTGGTATCTTAGTTCTCTCACTAGCAGTAAATGCAAACATGTCAGACATTGAGTATGCTTTCTCTGTAGCTGTCCTTGCAGGTTTTACAGTAAGACCAAAGATACGAGTCAAAGGAGCAGGATCATATACCTCTCCTTCTCTTGTTGCTACTCTAAGTTCCTCACCTGTTACTGAGTCTTTACCTAGCTCAGTTCCAGCTACTGCATCTATGCCATCAGCTAATGCTTCAAAAATATTGTCAACATACTTAGTGGCAGACTGAGTAAATATATTCATACCTTCAGCCTGTCTTACATCTTTGACACCATCATTACCTGCTATGTATCCGAATGTTTTGTTAACAAAGTCTATCGGTCTTGTAACACCTGCTACTACATTACCTGTTGCCTTGAAGAATGCATCTGCTTGTGCACCACGTTGCCCTTCATCGAAGTTTAACAAGGTATCCATAACATTTAACAAGTCATTACCGAACTGTGTATCCCTTGCTACCTGCCCTACAGCAAGCTGTGTAAGCACCTCTGTTTGTAGTTCTCTAGGTACAGGTTCACCCTTCAGGTACTTATTCATAGCACGTCCAGTTGCTAGAAAGATGGAGAACGGAAATGTGTTCTTAGCATCTATGATAGTACCACCACTAGTCTCTACTTCAAATACACCAAGACCTTTTTGTTGTCTTTCTTCATCATACTGTATAGCAAGACCTAATGCAGTAGAACCGACTAGGAATCTACCAAAGGCTTCTTGCTCTGTCAGATCTACTCCTTGTCTCTTAGATCTAGTAGCAAAGTTTTTAACTACAGTAAATCCAGCTAATGGTGACCACTGATAAGCAGAGGCTACAACATTATTCATGAACCTACCGAATGGTATAATGAAACCTATTCCAGGAGTGTTGGAAGCAGATTCAACTAGTTTAGCTACACCCTTTAGAAGCTGGTCATCTGTGGTGTAATCCTTGGCATACACAGACTTTAGTGTACTGTCTAGTGCAGCTTGTATTACGTCTTCACCAATCTCCACACTGTCATCGGTTAAGGCTTGCTTTAGTGTTGTGTTCTTAGTCATACGAAGATACTTATCCATCTCAGTCATAAACATCTGAGACTTTGTAAAGCTATCCTGTATCTTAACACCAGTTGCTTTAGCAGACGCATCAGCTATAGCCTCTGTATATTTTATTACACTGCCATCAGGATTTATACCATATCTTTTTGCTGAAGTTTCTACACCACCTGCCATAGTCTCAAACAGTATCTTAGATATGTCTTTGTTTTGATCTAAAAACTTCATGTACTGGTCATGAGTTGTGTATGGGTCAAGCAAGTTACGCATCTTCTGACCAAAGATATTCTTTAGTACACGTGCCTGTTGAAACGTTCTTGTGGCCTCAGTAGGATTGATATACATCTGACCTAAACCTTTTGCGTAAAGGGTGGTTGAATTAAATATATCAGCTAGAGATTGTCCTATATAGAACTGACCAAAGCCAAACACGTTTACGGCTGTAGTAGCTGGAGAAGAAACAAGCATACGTTTCCATACAGACTGACCATACCTTAGTCCTTCTGCTCTTTTAAGTTCTTGCTCTACAGCTTCTTTTGCTTCAACACTCTTCAGTGTTGCCTGTATAGAGTCCTCTGCAGCTACGATAGATGTGTCTAACATTCTACGCATCTGAGACATAACATTCAAAGTAGAACCTGCATCACTAATCTTCTTAGCAAGCATGTCTCCTAGCTGTCCTTTGTTTGCAGCTAGTTCACCTATCTCCAAGCCAGAACCTTTTAACTTAGCATTTACAGATATCAGATCTTCTTCACTTAGGTTACGTGCTACATTAGTCATAACATCAGAGACAGTTTTCTTTCTGTCAAACTTCTTACCACTGTCTTTGAATATCTTTGCTATGCCACCTATCTCTTTATTCTTCTTATAGTTCGTTCCAAACATTATGTCATGAACTAGGTCTGCTGGCATAGTCTGTGAAGAGAATGCACCCCCACGTTCTACCTTTTTATTCCATTCATCAGCAGCCTCTTCAATAACCTCTGCTGCTTTCTTGCTTTCTTCTTTATTTAGCAGTGGTGCTGCACCATCTATAATTCTATTAGTAACAGCCTCAAGCTTTGCATCTACATCTTCTGCTAGACCTGATGCACCTTTAGCTTTACCAAAGACTAGCTGTGCTCCCCCTGCTACACCACCTAGCAAAGATGAGAAGCCTGTCTGTAAATAGCTGTAGTTCTCCTGTGCTCCTGCTCTTAGCAGAGTTGTCTGAGCCATGATGTCTTGAGCCACAGCAGCTACAGAGTCTGCTGCAATAGTTTGTTTTAGGGCTTTATATGAAGCTGCATCAAATAGTTTATCTTGTTCTGACTGTGCTGCTTTCTTAGCTAATGCTCTTCGTTTTTCTTTTGATACACGTTTAGCTACTTCTTCTGCTGCCTTGTCTGCTGCTTTACTGGTAGCTCCTCTAGCTACTGCTCTCTTTGCAGATATCTTACCTGCCTCAATACCAGCTTCTCTTGCTGCTTGTTTACCTGCACCGCTCTGTGCTGCCTCTAGTGCTGCTCTACGTACAGTTTCTTGGACAGTTTTTTTACTTGTCAGGGCTACCCCTGCAGCACCTGCACGTGCAATACCACCAGTAAGTAATCCTATGTAGTTAGTAGGATCTTTAGCTGCAGCAAACACGTAGTCTTTTACACCATCAATTGCACCAAACACACCATCATTAACAAAGACATTGCCTAAGTTGTCATATATCTGATATGCTCTTCGTGCTTTTTCTTTTGTGTCCTGATCTGCTTTGTTTACAAATCTAGCTTCGGTTGCAGTAGATAGAGTGTTTGAGTTAAAGTATCTCATATGCTGAACAAAGTCATCAACAACTTCATCTGCATTTCTATCTGCGTAATCTACACCTTTACGTTTTACCATATAATCTCGTATAGGCTGTAGGTACTGCTGCTTTTTTAGTTCATCTTTACTAAGACTATCACCAGAAAACAAAGGCTCTGGAGTATCATAGACACTAGATGTATCGTCACTAGTTAAACCAGAAGTCCTTTGGTTAAAACTTCTGTAAAACTCTTCATGTACTTTGGACATTATTTAAACCTTTTGATTATACGTGTAGTTAGTTTTCTTTCTCTAGGTTCTTCCTCTCCGTACTCTTCTAGTATTATGGCTGGCCTTTCTCCCATAAACGCTGAGTCAAGCATCTGATCAAGCTGCTCTTTTGTTGCAGTAAAAGTACCTAAGTTCTTTATAATAACTTTATACTCTTTACCTTCTCTTGTATTACGTTTTACGTTTAGGTTACTTAAAGATTTTTCCAGTACTTTATCTACGTCTTCTTTAAACTGGAAGCCTATCACACCCATTGGAGACACAGGTAAGTCTCTTTCTTCTCTTTGCTTACGAGACATCTTGTTCCACTGTTCACGTGTGTACTGTGCAGTGTAGCCTTTTCTTAGTTCCCCTGACACAGATGCATCCATTATAGCTCTACCTTCTTCATCTAGATCTGGAGCAGGTGGGAAAGGATCATCTGTTTCTACAGGGTCTACAGGGTCTTTCTTCAGGTTTATATTCTTAGGAGGTACTGGTTCTTTTATTTTCAAAGAAGTATCATCTTCACTTATAGGAGTCTCTGGCTCTCTGTCATATTCTACCAATAGAGTATCTAACCACTTTTGTCCTGATCCTTCTTGGCCCGGTATTTCAAAAGTTTGTTTAATTAAATCTAATGTAGCTGGATCATCAAAGAAGCCTGTGTATTCATATGTACCTGCATAGTTTCTTATAAAGTTACCAGCAGCTTTCTGTCTCTCTATCAACATAGCTGTTTGCTTATCTGCAGGATCTACTAAAGCATTTAGTCTGCTCTTAAATGCCTGACCAGTAATAGCATCATCCATAACTTTGTTTAGATTAGTAGAAAAGTTTAACTTAGCTTCTGAGTTATATACAGGCAACTCAGCAAAGTTTTGTACAGCATCACCTACAAGAGCATTATATTCTGATTGTTGTGCTATGTAGTTTATATCACCTATACTTAGGTTACCATAATACTTTTCATCTGCTAGCTCTCTTCGTACTCTATCTTTAGCATCAAAGCCAAATAGAGTTTTCATAGTGCTGGCTTCTTCTGAATCTGATAACTTACCTTTAGGTACAACACCGTATGTCTGCATGGCAAGGTCTGTCAAGTCAGCAGCTACTAGACTAGGATCAATGTTAGCAGCAGTAGGAGCACTCAAGCCCATTCTTATTTCATCTTCTGTTAGCTCCTGTCCCGGACGGTATCCTAACTGTGAATGTAAGTTCTGTAGATTGGCATAAAGATCTGTTACACCAGACACACCAGAAGACATAGCATTTATGACCAACTCTTTTGAAGCACCTAACTCCATAGCCTGTTTACCAACACGTGCTGCATTTCTTGCTACGGCTTCACGTTGACGCACTAATTGTAGGTTACGTTCAGCTAGTTGTTTCTGCTCTTCTTCATAAGCTTTAGCCTCCTCTTTACGTTCTCGTATGTTCGTAGCAGTTTCCTGCAGGAAGTTACCAGCAAACGCTTTCCAATTAAAGCTCATATCATAAACCTTTCATCATTAAGCCTTGTGGCTTTTCTTCTGGTGTTACCTCTTCCTCTGGCTCTCC